CCCGGCCAACTTCCGCTTGGATACTACTGGCACGGCATCAACACGATTAACCTCGGTGGAATTGTCGGATGCCGTCCCGGTTACCGATGTCTCGTGTCCTTTCCAGAAGGCACCCTCCAAGGCTCCGCAGTGTTTAAACCTCAAATTGGTTTGGAGCAAATGATGGTCGCTATTGCGGGGGTCATCTATGTTGCGGAATGGCCGTTCCTCAATTTTCGGATTCTGCCGAACGTGCAGTTTTCACCCACGGCGCGAAAAGTATTTTTTCAACTTACCACGCAATCGGCGCGAAGAATCAATGATTCCTTCACGTCCCCGATTGAAGTGATACCTCCGAGAGTTGTGATGTTCATGCAGGATGGCGCTCAAACGGCACCGGCTTGGTATGACGGTTCCAGTTCCGACCATATCCGGGGCAAAGAATTCGAGACCCCGGCAGGCGGCGTAATGAAATGGTCCGGTGACCGGCTCTGGGTCTCCAAGAACAACCAGCTTTTCGCGAGCGACATCAGTAATCCCTTTAGCTTCCGGGAACAGCAATATCTTGGTAGCAACACGTCTTTTTATTTTATCGGAGACATCACCGCCATGGTGAATACGCCTAGTATTGAGTCTCCGCAGTTAATGGTTTTCACGGATAGTAACGCGTCCATCATCCAGTCCAATATCCGGCAACGGGACCTTTGGACCACAACCATTAACTTCCAACAGGAGATTGTTCAGATAGGCGCGCCTTCGGACCAAGGCGTCATCAGTCATTACGGGCACGTCGTATGGATGTCCCCGCAGGGCGTCGTCTTTTTCGACCCGGCAACCAGCGGTAAGCTGTCTTCTCGGTTACCGATTCGGGATAACGAAATGCTCGTAAGTAAAATCAAAATCAGTGAAGACTTATCAGGTGTCGCAATCGGAGCGTTTGGTCAATATCTCCTTGTTAGCGTTCCGGCTGAAGACAACTTTAACAAGCACACATGGGTGCTGAACCATGCGTCATTAGAAACCCTATCCGATGATTCGGGGCCTTCATGGGCCGGGTATTGGATTGGAACTCGTCCCGTGTGCTGGAACTTCGGAACTATTGTTGGCACAGAAAGAATTTTCTATACGTCCACGGATGCGGATGGTGTCAATAGGTTATGGGAAGCATTCACTCCTGACCGGCTGGATAACGGATGCCCAATCACTTGGGCATTTGAAACTCGCGGATACTTTGGCCAGACCACACAGGCGCAAAAGGCCCCGGGCTCCCGCTGCCGCATGGCGTGGGCTGATGTTGCGCTGGTAGGATTAACAGAAGACGCCGACCTTGGAGTTTTTTACGCTCCGGGTGTTCGCGGTTCTTACCGGCAAATCATGCGAAAGAAGCTGACCGTTCAGCAAGGCAGCATTATAACCGGTCAAGACATTACGGAGACAACTCAGATTTTTGCCTATAAGGCACAATCCCGAGTCGAACGAACCGAAGATGCAAACCAGCAGAGCACTGAAAACGAAAGCGGCTCGTGCGGGATTGAACGAAATGACCTAGATAACATCGACGAGAGCTTTCAACTACTTGTCGTAGTTCACGGACCCGGAGGCGTGCGATGGATTCGTCCATGGGCATTTTCTGTTTCGGAAGACGTGTCCGGGGACGGTAAGGCATGCCAAGACGAGGACCCCTTTAAGCTGCTCCGGTTCGATGGAAACGGAGTGCAGAATCCTAATCTGACGGAAGCCCAAGCGGAACTCTCGCTTCTGGCATTAAGCCGGTATACCTCCAATCGGACCGTGGTCGTGGACCAAGGGGGACTTTCTGCGGTGGGCGTTGGTTTTGCGGAAAGCATAGTTGACCAGCAAGCCGCCGACCGAGTGGCCGATATTATCGCGACGAAAATGGCGGAAGCGGAATTGCGCGCCGTGTTACCTCCCATCACTTCTGTTGGAGAAGTCCCCGAATGAAAACAGTAATCGATACGCTTTTTCTTCGCCGCCCGCCATTAAATTATCTTTCTCCGGGCATATGTGAAGTGGTGTTTTCCAGCACTGGCTCTCCGATTATTATCCTCCCAGACTTTGTTCATCTGAAAGGACCCACCGGATTGGTTTTGACGGGCGCGTTCGGGCATCGTAGGCTTTCGTGGAACGCCTACCCGAATGCTCTCTGTTACAATATCTATGAAGCAAACTGTTCTTCCGCTCCTCCGGAATCGCTTTCCTACACGTTGATTGCGGAGTGCGTTGCGGATATTTTTTTCGATTTGCCCGAGGAAGGCTGTTATCGCGTATCGGCAATCACGCCCCTAGGGGAAACGGATTTGTCGGACCCGATTTGCACCTGTGACCTGCCTCCGTTGCCTCCCTTCGAAACTCCAGTGTTATCCCGGAGTGGCGTCATACTTTCATGGACAGTTACCGGTGCGCAGCCGACTATCGCAGTCGTGGAACGTTCGGAATCCGGAGCTAACATCTGGAGTGCGTATGGTTCGGCTCCATGGAGTGGAACGCTTCACGTTAACAGCGATTTCGATTATAGGGTTCGAGGCTTTGCATCAGGAGCGCCCGCTTCGAATTACTCTAATACCGTAAACGTTCCGTTGCACCCTACCGCAGTAACTTGGAGAGACCGGGTAATTTCTAACGGAGGAACCCTAAGCGGCCCGGCTTCGACACGCGCACAGAGCGATTTCTGTTATTATCTGGACGAGAATTCCTTGCGCAGTTCGCTCATCGCCATAAATAATTTTGCTCCGGATAGCTTGATTGCTTGTCTTACCCCGCTATTCCGGCGCGAAGGCGCTCCGCCGTCCGGGTATGTCGTTTGGAATGCTAATAACTTCGTGTCGGCGGACTTGAACGTTAACGGCCTGAAAGGAAACGGAATCGATAAGGATTTAAATACCGGAATCCAGCCTTCCACGGAATACAGCCCCGGAACGCCCGCGTCTATCTTTGCGTATGAGTTCACCACGTCCCTGCAAATCTCGGGCCACGCAATGGCAACCCTTGGATGCCGGGCAAACGGGAACCCCGAATTTTGTCTATTCACGAATTCGGAAGGAGGCGTCTCGTTTTCGTCCATCTGGGATAATTCCGTATCGCGAGCCGTTAGCGGGCTTACCCCGAACCCCGGCTTTTTCCTTGCCTCGCGAACCGATGCGGCGACTCACACGTTATATTTTGCGAACTCGGCTAACCCGTGGGCTGCCATCGGGTCTTCGTCCGTGGCGACAATCGGGACTCCGCCGGATTCGATTCAGATAAACGTATTCTCGGAGCCGGTATCCGGGTTACCGGGAGCGTTTTTCTACAGTGACCGGCGGATTTCCTGTGCCGGTATAGGGTATGGGCTGACCAGCGAGCAGGGAAGGCTCTTATATAACGGGATACACGCCCTTCGAATTGCTTTCGGTGGGGGTTCTGTATAAGGTAACTGTTAAAAGGTATGGCTTTAAAACCGACAAATCTTTACATCCAGATGGCCCAGCTTCCGGCGACCTTCAAGGGCTCGCCGCAAGAATTCGCTGCGGAACTCGTTCGAAGAATGCAAATCCTATCCCCGAACGGGACTAACTTTATTTTCATCGGTGACGTGGAGCCAACCTCAAACGTGGGTCCGTGGCTACGGGGCGGCACGCAATGGTGGGTTTGGAATGATGACATTAAGCGGTATGTGCCGCTCGATATTTCGCAATCCGAAACGCGTTGGTATTGGATTGGCGCATCGACTCCCCCTAGCACGCCTCCTTATCTTTGGCTTCGGACAACTGGAAACCCCACCGACCAAAACCCAAGCCCGGGCTCAGCGGTGGGATGGTATGAGTTTGACGGCGTGAATTGGGTCCCCTTTAACAGCATCGTATCCTTTGGGCCGACTGCTTCGCGCCCGTCTACGCCAACGGACTTTCAGCAATTTTATGACACGGACCTTGGAGTTCTCATTTGGTGGGAACGCGCCGCGTGGCGAACAGTTTCCGGAGTTCCGGGTGACGTAAAATTTGTGATTTTTGAAACGCTCTCGGACGCCTTACGCTTCAACCCCGGATGGGCCGTGTTCGGCGAAACCAACCAATCTTTTCGTGGGCGGCTCATATCTCAGGCGACACAGGATTCCGGCGCAACTCCTGAAACCGTTTTGTCCGTGGGGCCAAACATAACGCCTCGCGGCGCTCTTGAAACCTTCGGCGAAGACCACGGCGTCACCGTCAACGATGCCTCCACATTGCGGTATCCAGCGCAAATCGCCATGTGGACGCTGGTAAAGACATAAGTGACTGTTAAAAGACTAACGGTATCCGAGTTTTCCGGCGCTTTTGAGCAGCTTTGGACGCGGGTTCCTGAACGCGCCGAAGTTCCGAACCCGAGATATTTTATTGAGAACTGGTCTGACCTTATGGAGCGAAGTGTAGGCGTTGCATATGCAACTTTTGACGAGGGGATTCCCACTGGAATCCTTTGTGGGCTTATCACGCCTGACCTGCACACCGGCCAGATACAGGGCATCGAATATCTCTGGGCTGGAAAGAACACAACCGCTCTTCTCCCAGAGTTCGAAAAGGAATGCCGGGAAAGAAAGTGCACCCGAATTATTTTTGGGTTGAATTCTCGGGTCATTGGGGACAGAGCCCCGGCGCTCCGCCGCTTTTATCGCGGAAAAGGGTTTACGCCCTATACGGAATCGTTTTCAAAGGAGTTGGTGTAACATGGGTGACATTCTCGGAGCCGCCGGTAGTATCGCTGGGGCGATTATAGGCTCGAATGCGAGCGATAATGCGGCCAATGCCCAAACGAGCGCGATTAACAAACAGCAACAGTTTGTTTTTCAGAATCTTAATCCTTCAGTAATCGGACCGTTGGCGACGCAGGCGGACTACGCAAATGCGGTCAATCGTCTTGTAGCCC